AGATTGCACAGGTAATCTCATTACACCATCATCATAATCTGCACGTCTACGTTTACCCATTTGTGTAAGCATAAATGTCTGCATAGTTTCATTATACTTATCTGAGTACAGTTTGTACATATCCATAGGGCCTTTTAAATAACTAAAACATTCAACTAATACACCATACAATAATAAATTTTCTGCATGTTGTGATAAAAATGTACTATTATCTGAAGTAAAGTGAGCAGGGTCTTTTATGTAGTGTAATTGAACTTCATAATTTTTATCAGGTTGAGGAGCAAGTAAAATATTTTTATCATCCCAGTTTGCATAATACTTAGGTTGTCCTGTTGCATTAGTTGGATTAAATTCTGCTATAAAAGATGTGTCTCTTTTTTCTAAAAAATCTCTAACATTGTTTTCTATAATCTGAACTGAACGAACACTTATACAATCATCTGGCACATTTAAATATCTTAATGTACCAGAATTTAAAGTTATTGCATATTCTCTGATATCATCATAATCAACTTTATTAGCTATATCAATTTCTGTATTTCTTATAAATTGATCTATTAACGTATCAGTTAAAACATTTGAATCTACTTCTGTGTAGCTTCTCACTTGTGTTAAAAAATTAGAATGAGTTATTGTCATGATATTACCACAGTAAAATTAGTTCCAACAGCTGTTGTTAATTCAAAAGAAGTTAGCTCTGTTCCTAGTATGTTATCGCTATTCGTTACTGTCATGTTAGCTCCACCAGTAATACCATCATCACCACTTGTAGAAAAAAATCCTGTGGTAACATATAGTAAAAACTTATGTTGTGTGTCAGGGTTCATAGGTCTTGGATTTTGTAAAGCAATAGCATCTGCTTTCACATGTTTCCTTCTTATTTGTGGATGTTTTGTTTCAAACTCAGATTTATGTACGATTGAGCCATTCCATTCTTTTACCATTTCTGTATATGGAAACTCCATACCTGACCTATCAGATATTGCTTTTGATCTTTTTCCTCTTGCGTATGGCATCTAAGCACCTTGTGGAAAAAAGGTCTGTGGAGTTATGTACACAGAACTTCTTTGTCCATCCTCTGTCAAGGCTCTTTGTAATTCGTCTTCATATAATAATTTATTTTGTTGTACAACTTGCGGGTTTCTTTTTAATGATAAATAATATGCAAGACCTGCAACCATACAGGGTATAAATCGAAATACCACGTCTGCTTGATTAGTATATGCACCTGCATCTTCAATCCTTTTTAAATAATAATACTTTACGTAAGTATACGTAGAAGCATCGGGTGTTTGATATAAAGTTATTGTAGGAGTAGTCTGTCTGTCAACATAATATTGACTAGGTTGTCCTTGAGCTCCTTTATTAGGTAACGCAGCATATTCACTTCTACTTATTTTAGTTAGTGATACATCTGTTGTAGAAGATGTGGTGCTAGTAGTTGTGCTTATGTAAGCCTCTAATATATCATTAGCATTTGTTGGGGCTGTATAAGTTGCTGTTCCAGCAGTAAGTAGTTGTTCATTCAGTTCAACTTTCCACAAATGTATACCTCTGTTTCCCCACTCTGAAAATAGTATGTTTAAACTTCTTCTTGCTGATTTTAAGTCGTAGCCAGAGTTCGTGCGAACACCACACCTTTCATATGCTTCTTGTATGATGTCATCAATATCTAAATTAAACGTGGTTGTTCCTGACGTTGCCAATTATTTTACGCCTCCAAACTTAAAACCTCTTATTGCTGCACCACCTCCTCTAGATAAATTTAATGTAAACGAGGCTTTGAATCCTTTATTTTTTCGTTTATTCATAGGGTTACTTGATGTGCTATCGTAAGCTTCAATACCAAAACTACCCTTGTCTCCAAATTGTTTAGAGGCAGTAATGCTTTTAGTCCTTTTTTTTGATTCTCCTCTAGGAAATGTATATTTTTGTTGAGCTGCTTGTCCTATAACATCAACACCTAATATCTTCTTTCCTATAGTAAGCTTAGAGCCTTTTTTCTTTACTCCTGAATCACTTTTTTCACTAAAAACTTCTGGTTTAATAACAGTTTTATTCTTTGGTACAACTATTCTACTTTCTTGTATACCACCTTCATTTAATTTAAGTATCTCTTCCATTTTTTTTCTTATTCTATCAGGCATTTTTTCTTCGTCTTTTTTATTCATAATACCTTGACTACGAAGATACTTTTTAGCTCTTTGTATAGCTAATTCTTGTCTAGAAAACCTTTTTACCATTTTAAGTCTTAGGAATACTTCTTGGATCTTTTCCAGGTTTTATTGCAGCTCTACCATAACCATTAGCTACACCACCACCTGACAAATAACCCATTTTATTTCTTACAGGTTTTGGTAGTTTTCTCAAACCCTTACCTTTTTTACCTGCAGGGACTGGTTTTAAATTAGCTGGACCACCTACATCAAGACCCAGGTACAATGAAGAACCACCAGCTTGAGGCATGTCATCTGTCATACCTAAACCTTTCTTAATATTTTTTTTCTTAGTTGTTACTTTTTTAGCTGTGTCTTTTTTTGCTTTTTCCTCAGCATAATCGGTTGTGTATTTTTTACCTTTATATTGAAAAGTTTTACCAGCACCAAGTTGTTTTCTTGCAATTTTAAATGCAGCACCAAATGTAGGAGCAGCAACATCTCCTAGCTTACCTGGTTTACCACCTTTAGCAACATCTCCATAAGAACCTTTAGATGTGTCCACTCCTGCTGGAGTTGTCTTTGCACTTGCAAATAAGTTCTTTTTTTTAGTTGTTGTTTTCTTTTTATTTTGTTTAGCTTTGTTTCTTAAAAATTGATCTCTAACGCCACCTATATTTGTAGCTGGAGGAATATCTTTTGCCATGACCTCTGGTTCCATACCAAACAATGTTCCTTTTGTAAAAAAATCTTTAATTGCACCCATAATTATCTCCTAGTTTATGTTAATCATACCACCATAGTATTTCTTTGTAAATGTACTCACGTTTGTTGGTTTTCCACCAACTCCTTGTGCTTTTGCTCTCTTTCTTTTAACAGCACTTCTTCTTTGACCTTCAGTCATTCTTCTTGCCTTAGCTAAAGGAACACACTTAGGGTATTTTCTTTTAGCATCTGCTTTTTGTTTACTTCTACCACATGGTGCAAATGAACCATCAGCTCTTTTACTGCCAATATCAACCCACTTTTGTTTAAACCACTCAGTAAGACCTCCCTCTTTCTTTTTAGTTAAAGGTTTTACTCCATGTTTCTTATTATATTTTTGTACCGCTTTATTAAATTCTTTAATATTTTTATATCCTTCAATTCTGCCCATTATAGGGTCAACGAAAAAAGCTTTACCTGTTTTTTTATCTATGGGCATTAACCAATGCCCATATCTTTGTAATAATCAATAGCTGATTGATTTACAAAACTTTCATCTCCATCAATACTTTGCTTTAAATAAGAACCTGTTGACAACGGAGTTTCTTCTTCAATTTTTTTTGTTTTGGGCATGCCACCAATTCTCATTCCTGTAGTTTCTTCTGAAGTCAAACCAGATTGAGCTTCTGATAATTTCATTTTATTTTCTAATTCTCCCTCTCTAGCTTGAGCTCTTCCTTTTCGTTTACCTTCTTTATTAATTAAATTTGCAATAGCTAATAGTCCTAATCCTGCTTTTTGTACTTTCATAGCACCTCCTAATTTAGCTCTTCTAACTCTTCTTGCAGCACTCGCCACTTTTGATCTTGATGGTTTTTTACCTTTAAAGTCTTTTCGTTTGACACCACTAGGATCTTTTATTTTACCTGCACAAATTTTTGAAGCATAGCTATTAGCATATGCACTGGGGTAGACCTTAAATTTTCTTTTAGCAGCTGCTTTACCTCTTGGGCATAATTTTGTCATAATAAACTCCTTTATTTTAGTTTACACGTTTTCTTTTACCTGCACAATACGCTCTTTGACTAAAACCTTTTGGTTTTGCACAGTTAATTTTTTTCTTTCTAGCTTGTGACCATTTTCTTTTTTGTGGAGGCTTTGTTATTTGTTGCCTCATGCTTCCTCTATTCATTGCCATTATAGTAACCTATACCTTGTTTTCCCTTCTTCATTTTTATATGCTTCTTTATATTCATGTCTATTTTCTTCTGTGCTATAAGATACATGCACCCATCCAGAATGAGGATCTTCTTTTGGATTATGAAACTCTAAAATTAATTGATCATATTTTAAATTATTATTTATCCAGTTACTCAACTCTAAATTGCCTACTTCTAAAACTTCGATATCCGCTGCCTGTCCTTGTACATGTTGGGACGTAATACTACCACCTATTTTAATATTCAACTCGGCACATCGAAAACCAGAACTTATTATCACGGGTTTTAAAAAATAATCTCTCACAGGCTGTAAAACATTTACACATAAGTTTCTTAAATTAAAAATTTGTTTATCGCTTGGTGTGTTATCAATGTTATGTCTAGTCGCAGTTTGAGACCTTGTAAATTCATGTAAACTAAAATTATCAGATAACTTCATTAACACTTCCATCTACGTCTTGCTTGACGTAATCTTGAGTTTGGATTTTTAGCTGCTTTGGGAAACTTTTTCATCTGTCCTGCACTTCTAGCACAAAATGATTTACGTCTTTTTGCAGCCTTACTACCAGGTTTTACTTTACCTGTAACAGCAGTTTGTAATTTAGATCCTGGGTTTTTTCTTCTATAAGCAGCAACACCTGCTTTGGTCATACCTGCACCAGCTTTAGTAGGTCTAAAGTTTTTTTTATTTCGGGGAGGCATGCCTCCCCTTTTAAGCATGATGAGTTCTTCTGTGTAACTATCCATTATCAGTATCAGCAGTAATCGGTGTTACAAAAACTGTAACAGAGGTTACATTACTAATTGTCAAGTGCATATCAGTTTTAAATAACATACCATCTAAAGGCATATTAATTTGATATTGGTCAGCTGCACTTCCAGCAGGTGTGGTGATAACAAGTTTTTGTGTACCTGACCCACCTCCATCTTTGAAAGTTAATGTGCCAGCTGAAGCATGACCCACATAATAAATAGATAGCAGTCTTGTTCTTCCAGACTGTATAGTACCAGTGCTGGTTAAAGTTTTTGCACCTATTTCTGAGTTCATAATTTACTCCTTAGTAAACTGAGTATTCTATTTCAAGAGTACCACGAAAAGCTGTTAAAGCTGTATCACAAGCATCACCAGCACACATATATAAATGTTTACTTGCTATTGGAGCACTTATATTAGGTGCAAATACATGAAAGTTACCAGCAGTTGCATCTAAATCAATATCAACTTCTGTTACTGTATCTGTTGCTGATATTCTTGGATTAAATGATGCCACACCTGCACCTACTATTTCTGTACCAGAAGCGATACCAGTATTAGTAGCTGTCCCAGAAGTTGCACTCAATTGTAAATTAGCAATGGAGTTTGAATCACTTGCAGCAGCTGTAGTAATACCAATAACTACTTTGTGAATAAAAAATTTACTTGCTGTTACTAAAGCATCTGGATGTTCTGTATTTAATTCACCTAGTTCAACAAGAACATCATTGTCTCCGTAAGTGACAGCTGCAGCATTAGTGTCTGCAAGACTTATAGCAAAAGTTTGTATTTTTCTATTGCCTAATGATATTAGTTGTCCAGTTGAATTTACTGAAAAACCAGTTTGAGTTATAGCTCCAGTAGAGGTGTTTTTATTAATAACATTAAAACCACCCTCAGATCTAACTGGACCCGAAAAAGTTGTGTTAGCCATATTATTTTCCTAGTTAAAGATATAGTCCTCTAGGGATGTCAGCCAAGCCTGTCTATATCAGTTATATAATTCTTGGTAATTATAGTATACATAAAAAAAGGGGCTATGTAAGCCCCTTCTTTTAGTTTATTCAAGAGATTTTTAAGCTGCACCAGGTGAGCCAAAAATACCTCTAGGATCGGAGAATCCAAATGAATATCTTTCTCTTGCTTTAAATCTTACATTACCAGTATCAAAATCACCTTCAATAGCTGTTTTGATAGGGCTTCTTACAAACATTTTCATGCCATTAGGAGCGTCTGTTGTAATGAAAAAAGCGTCAGTATCTGTTAAGAAATGATTTATAACATAGCCTTGTGGTATCATACCCATATTTGCTAATGCATTTATATCATTATCTGCGGTACCAACTCTTTGTGGAGATCTTAAAATTCTCTCAGCAGTAAATTGTAATTCTTTTGGAATTATCAACTTCACACCTTGTAAAGATATTTTTAAACCTCTCTCATCAACAAAAGAAGAAATATCAATTAATGCTTGCTCTAATGAAGTTTCAGATAAGTCAGCAGCTGTTGCAAGTTCATTTCTTAATGTGCCACCACTTAAAATTGGATGAGCATCTGAACAAAGTTCAACACCATCCCCACCTTTAAAAGATGAATTAAATGCGTTATTAAGAACATTTGCAGCTTTCACTTGCTTAGTATTAGACATACTTCTTGCTAAAGCTCTTGTGTATCTTGCAGCTAGTCTGTCATACAAATTATCTTCAATAGCTTCTTCTGTAATAGCAAAAGCCATAGCAATTGTTTCAT